CCCTGCTGGATGGTTCGGGCACTGCGCCTGCTACCGCTCCGCTGGGAGGTAACTCGGCCACTACCGACCCGCAGCGTTCCTCGACCCAGCATCTGCTGAACTTCAGCTTCAACGCTTTCGGCGGCATCAGCCGCTGGGTGGCGTCGCCGGGGTACGAGATCGCGGTGGTCGGTAACACCGCGTCGCTGGGCGATATTTCACTGTCGGGCTTCACTGGCACGGGTGCTGCAGCCACCTCCGGACACATCCTGTTCGAGACGGTGTAACTTTGAGCGGGGGACTTCCACCCCGCTTTTTTCTGGAGAGGTTAGATGGCTGATACTAAGATTAGTGCATTAACGGCAGTAACCACCGCCGCTGATACGGATGAATACGCCACTAATCAAGGTGGTGTTTCTAAACGTACCACTCGGGCAGTTTTGTTCACTAACCCTTCTCACGCAGGGTATGATGACTTTGCATCTATATCTGATCCTTCGGCTCCAGGAACTGACATAGTCCGTATTTATGGGAAGAGTATCGCCGGAAGAATGTTTCCGAAGTGGATGGGTCCCTCGGGATTAAGTACACCTTTTCAGTCATCTATATTTCAAAACCGTATCCTGATGTATGTCCCGAGTACCGGAGCTACAGGCACTGGTTCTGGTTGTGGGTTTGGTCCTGTCTGGACTTCCGGTGGTACGGTTTCGCACCCGACCCCTTCCAGTACAGCTCCTGCAATTTCCAATCAAATGCGTCGGACTCGTTATGCCAATGTGGTGACGACGACGAATCAGACCCTGGGCATTAAGGCCGCGGCGGCTGATACCCTGAACTATTGGCGCGGCAACGCAGCGGGTCTTGGCGGATTTTTCTACGCTGCTCGGTTCATTGTTGAGCTGTATCCCGCTTCGACAGTCCGTATCTTTGCAGGCCTTACGGCATCCAGTGCGACCTACGTTGTGGCGTCTGATACGGTTCTCAATAACACCTGCGGGCTGTGGCACGACACGACCGACCCAAGCAGTGGCGCGAATTCGTTTAATTTCGTCACTCGCGACACGACAACCACGACAAAGCAGAGCATCGCCCTCTCAAACGCTATCGCAGCCGGTAATGCCTATGACTTCTACATGTTCTGCCCGCCTAATGGTTCTACGATAAACTGGAGACTTGATGACATTGTGAATGCTGTCACTTACACCGGCAACACTTCCACAACCCTCCCAGCTTCCACCGCCTTTATGGGGCCTCAGTGTGCCATGTCAAACGGAACAGCCAATATAACTGCGACGACGACAGCTATTGGTGTCGTTGGCGTTTACACCGAGTCGGATAGGTAAATGGCCGACCGTTATCTACTTGAATCAAGTTCGGTAGATGGCTATCTTCTTGAAGATGGCACTGGCGTATATTTACTTGAAGGGGGGGCAGCAGGCCCTATAAATGCTGCGATTAGTAATCTTGAAAATCCTGTTAGAAGGAAAGCCCAAGCAGGTCAACTCACCCTCGGGGCGAACCTTCTTACAACTACCCTCGCGGTAGCTGTTGCCTATATCGCCCGCGATCCGCTTTTCATTAAGCGTCCGCCGCCCGGAATAGTTCAACCTCCACAAGTCTCTGCTAATCTTAACCTCACTACCCTTGCCCCCGCACCCGTACAGGCTCCATTTAAGCCCTTTCAGGTTGATAGTGTTAGGGCGAGAGTTCAGCCTCAGGTACAAATTCCAGTAAACCAGTTGGTTCTGTCGACGGTTAATTTGCCACCAGGGACAGCTGTTTTCATCGAGAGACTTTCTAAAGGGTGGAAGCAAGACCAATTTTCGTTTAACAATCTTCCCCTTAACAGTGTTGTTGCCTCTAACCTTCCTTTTAATCAGGCAGATTGGCAGAACCCTGTCGGCGGGAAAAAAGTTCAACAGCCATGGTTTCCTGGGAGACTTGAATCCGACCCAATACCTGAAGTTGTTATCCCTTTCAATCAACTTGATTGGGTAACTCCGACTAACACTAAACGTCTACAAGATACTTCTGTTTATAACAGACTCCCTCTTGTAGATGTAACACCGCCAGCTACTCTTCCTTTCAACCAATTCGACTGGCCAACTCCCGGTCGAAATAGAAATTGGCTTGTATCTCATTTCTCCGATACTGCTAGTTACATAGTTTCTGGCGATCCAATTATTCCTGTTGATTGGCCTGTTGTGCGTAAGGTTAAGAGAAACTATCAACCCGATAGTTTTCCCAACCTTCAGTCAACTACCCTTACCCCGCCAATTGTTCCGGCTCCCTTTATTCCAGCTCTCTTTAATTCTCCTTGGAAAGTTAAAGGAACTCAGCAAGTTGATGTTGAGATTAACTATCTGCCTCTTCAGCAGACCGCTGTTCAATCTCCATTCAACCAGTTTGATTGGCCAAATCCACAGCGGAGAGAAGTTAAACTTGCTAGTTATACTCTCGATACTGGGAGTCTTACTACTGAAGTTCCAGTTGTTCCGCTTGTCTTTAATAACCCTGTTGTTAAGAAAGTTAAACAACAGCCCGACACTCAGTCTGGACTTCTCCAACTTCTCACTTACGTTCCGCCAGTTCTCCCAACCCTCAACTATGACTGGCCGAATCCTGTGATTGCCCGGAGAGTCAAACAGCCTGATATGCCACAAGGAGATTTGCAGCTCCTTACCTACATCCCCCCAGCACCTCCGGGGGCATCTACTGTTCAGATTAACCTTGGTCTTTCCCTCAGTCGCCTTGGCGGCAGGGTTTGGGGATAATATGTCATTACTTATAAATCCGCTTCGAACTGAAGATTCTCGCTATATCCCGTTTGACTTCGCGGGGCAGCTTCCGGCGGGAGTCACAATATCTTCTTCAGCGTGTGTATGTACAGTTATTTCAGGAACGGACGCTAACCCTTCCGATCTTATTGACTCCACTTCGATTAACTCTACTATCGTCAAAGTTTATAAAGCCGCCGATGAAGGTGTAGAAGGTGTGATCTATAATCTCTCCGTAAGGGCGACAGGTTCCGATTCCCTCGTCTATGAAATGAGCGGAACACTCGCAATTATCCCATGAGTGTATCGCAGAAGCTCGGCCATCTCCCTTTCAACGCCGACGTTATTGAAGCGACGGCTGGTATGTTCTTGTCTACGGGATATGATACCCCCTCACCTACTCCCAATCTCCATCGAGAAGGGTGGGAACTCTATTCCTCCGACACTCCCGCTGCCGCCATCGCCGCTCCACGCTCCCACGCTAAGTCCACCGCTTTCACTCATGACTTCATCGTCTGCGCGATGCTCTGGCGGTGGCAAGAATACGTCATCCTCATTGGGGCTACAGAGGAAATGGCGGTCGAACACTTAGGTGATATTGCAAAGGAGTTCCGTGAGAATGAACCTCTCATGGCGCACTTTAAAGTTAAAGGCTTCATCGTCGATCAAAAAACTGACATCATTGTGGAGTTCGAAGATGGCCACCAATTCCGCATTCTTGCCAGAGGCGCAGAGCAGAAAATCCGCGGACGTAAGTGGAGAGGAAAGCGACCCGGCCTCATCGTCGGAGACGACTTGGAAGACGACGAACAGGTATCCTCGCGTGACCGACGAATTAAGTTTCGGCGTTGGTTCTTCCGAGCTGCAAAACAGGCCCTTCGAATTGGAGGACTCATTAGAGTCCACGGTACAATCCTACACGAAGATGCTCTCCTCGCTCGACTCATTCGGAATAAGTCTTGGTCAACTAGACTCTATAAAGCCCACGAATCCTACAATGACTTCTCCAACATCCTCTGGCCAGAACGATTCTCTGAAGAACGCCTGAGGGAGATTCGGGCTGAGTTTGAAAATGAAGGTGACTCAGCGGGTTATTCTCAGGAATACCTCAACGATCCTTTTGACTCTGACGATGCCTTCCTGAGAAAAGAACAGTTCCTTCCTATGGAGGATGGGGATTATGATAAGTTTAAAAAGCGAGCCGTCGGAGTAGACTTTGCCATTTCAAAGGATGATAAAGCTAATCGCACATCTTTCACTATCGGGGGAAAGTGTTTAGAAGGAATCCTTTACATCGAAGACCAGAGAGTCGGCAGAATGCACTCTCTTGAAATCGTAGAAGAATTCTTCTCCATCAACGAAGCCTGGATTCCCCTTGCCTTCTTCGTCGAGGATGGTGTCATCTGGAAGTCCATCCGCCCCGTACTTGAAGCTGAAATGCGTAGCCGCGATAGGTACCTCAATATCATCCCAATCCTGCCGGTGAAGGATAAGAAGGTCCGCGGCTTCCCTCTTCAAAAGCGCATGAAGGCGCGAGGGTGTCGATTTGACAAACGCGCTTCCTGGTATGAGGACTACGAGGCCGAGCTCTTGCGTTTCACCGGAAACGGGGAGGCCATCCTCGACGATCAATTCGACTCTACCGCTCACTTGGCCGCCGGCCTAGAATCTTGGGAGGTTGACAAAGGTGATGAAAGAACTGAGGAAGAGGAAGAGTTTGATGCCCAATCCGAATACCTTCGCGGAGACGCTGGACGGTCCTCAGCGACTGGGTACTGAGAAATATTTATGGTCAAGGCGGTTTAAGGGCTTGACATTCCCCAACCAATTTCATACGATAAGCTAGTTATGCTCACAATCACCTCCAAAATCAAGCTCGATAAGTCTGCCGTTCAGGCGAAGAACTTTACCGACTTTTTCACTCAAGATGAGCTTGATCGTATAGGCGTTTATTGCTGGGATGGATGGAAGGCGGATTGTCGCTCCCGCGACCATTGGCTTCAGAGAAATGAAGCCGGCATGGACCTCGCCATGCAGATTCAGAAAGATAAGTCCTTCCCATGGCCGGGGGCCTCGAATGTCATCTTCCCCCTTATCTCGATCGCAGCACTCCAGTTTTCCGCTCGAGCTTACGGCAACATTGTTCAGGCTCCCGACCTCGTCCAGTACAACATCCTCACTGGAGATATGGACGAGGAGGTCATTGACCGGGCGGAGCGGCTGGGCCGTCATATGTCCTTCCAGCTACTCGAACAAGACGTTGCCTGGGAAGAACAACACGATAGACTCTTAATTAATCTCGCCATTGTCGGCACCGCTTTCATTAAGAGCCGCTATAATAGCATTCTTCGCCACAACGTAGGCGAACTCGTTCTCGCCCGTGACCTTGTGGTGAACTATTGGACGAAGGACCTTAAGACCTCTCCCCGCATCACCCAAGAGATTGAAGTCTCCCGCAACGATGCTGTTAGCTCTATGCGGTCGGGGATTTATCGAGACTGTCAGGATGAAGAGTGGTTCAAGCAGGATCAGCGCGGAGCCGCTATCCATGACTCGGATACTGAGAAAGATAATCGTCGTGGTTTAGACCCTAACCTCCAGCCTGATGCTGCTAACCCTTTCCAGTTCATTGAACAGCATGTAGACTTGGATCTTGATTGTGATGGTTATGCTGAACCTTGGATCATCACCGTCGATCGTAATTCGAAGAAGGTTGTTCGTATCGTCCTGAATGCTGACCGCGAAGAAGCGATCCAGCGCAACAGCAAGGGCGAAATCATCACTGTCTTTAAGACAGATTACTTCACCAAATATTCCTTTATTCCCGCGCCGGACGGCGGATTCTATGATGTTGGTTTTGGCGTCCTTATGGGACCCCTGAATGAGGGTGTCAATACCGCCATTAATCAGCTGTTCGACGCGGGAACCCTTAAGAACTTGGGTGGTGGATTCCTCGGAAGAGGAGCTAAGCTCAAGGGCGGGAAGATGATGTTTGCGCCGGGAGAGTGGAAGCAAGTTGACTCCACCGGCGATGATCTTCGGAAGTCAATGGTCCCGATGCCGACTGGAGAACCTTCCGCAGTTCTGTTCAATCTCCTCGGCCTGCTGATCGAATACACTAACCTTCTCGCCGGTTCGACCGATACTGTTCTAGGTAAGAACCCCGGCCAGAATACTCCCGCCGAAACCTCCCGCAACATGATGGATAGTGGACTTCAAATCTATTCCACTATCTTCAAGCGTATCTGGCGGGCGATGAAGGAAGAGTTCCGCAAGTACCACATCCTCAACCGGATGTTCCTGCCCGATGTGACTACCTTCGGCCAGGGCAAGTACAAAATCAAGCGGGAAGACTATCTGACGAATCCTGATTGGGTTCGTCCTTGTGCTGATCCTAATGTCGTATCCGCCGGGCAGAGACTGAATCAGGCTCTGATGGTGCGAGAAGCTGCTTATACCGCCCCAGGCGGATACGACATTGAAGCCGTAGAAAAGAATTATCTCAAAGCCCTTAGGGTCCAGAACTGGGAAGAACTCTACCCAGGTCTCGAGAAGTTCCCGCCGTCCCCCGACGGCAAGCTCGAGATTGAAAAGATGAAACAAGAGACTGACCAGATGCGATTGCAGCTGGATCAGTGGAAGTTCGTTAAGGAATGGCAAGAAGCCATTCGCCTTAACTCCGCCAAGATTGATCTGCTTGAAGCACAGACAGCGTCCCTCTTCTCAGAAATGCAAGAGGGTATGGCAGACCAAGCCCGGCAGAACTATCTCGCCTTCATCGAGGGTCTCCGGGCGCATAATGATATGTTGACTGACCGTGTTCGTGCCACGGTGGAAGTCTTAGAAAGTGAGTCAAAGAAGATGGAGAAATCAGATGGACCAAGCAAGACCAAGCCCAAAGGAAGAACTAGCCCAAGCGTACGACGCCTGGCGCATATCGCCTCTGGGGGTTCGGTATCGCCTTCTGCTCGCGAAATGGCGGGCGGAGATGCAGGACCTGTGGGCCTCGGACTCCCTGGGGGATTCACGAAGTGAAGAACAACTTCGCGGACAGTGCATCTTCGCGCAGGGTCTCTTGGATATGGATGCAGAAATTTTTCTCGAAGAGCTAGATAAAAAAGGAATTGAAGTAAATGGCTAAGCATAAAGAATCAGGTCTCGAGCCCCTTGGGCATGCAGTGCTGGTGGAATCCTATGACCCGGAAGAAGAAACCCGCCGGATTATTATTCCAGAAACTGCGAAGCAGGGGATGAAGACTATTGAAACTAGGGCGAGGGTTGTGGCGATTGGTCCGCTGGCGTGGTGTGAAGAACCCACTCCGCGGGCAATTGAAGGGGATAAAGTTCTCCTCGCTAACTACTCTGGTGTTCTGGTCCAAGGTCCGCTCGATGGCAAGATCTATCGAATGGTTAATGACAGAGATATCTATTGCAAGTTTGAGGATAAAGTAAATGGATGAAGATACGAATACAGCCCTGGATAATGCAGCCGGCGGTGAAGGTGAAGATGAGACAAACTCACAGCCCCAAGGGCCTGCCCCGGAGATTATCTCCCAGGCAACTGAGATGGGATGGGTTCCGAAGGAGAAGTTCCGCGGTGACCCTGACCGGTGGGTAGATGCGGAAACTTTTGTTCGTAAAGGTGAAGAGGTCATGCCTCTACTCCGCGCGAATAACAAGCGACTGAATGACCAGCTTGCCGCAAGGGATGCGGAACTGGCGGAAAATCGTCGCCGGGTGAAGGAACTGGAAGATTCCGTCAACGCGATGAAGGAGATTCAGACTCGTGAATCCGTTGGTAGGGTAGATCGGCAGATCGCTGCTACCAGACGGAACATTGAGGAAGCTCGGGCAGAGCGCGATACGGATAAGGTAATAGAACTTCAGGCAACCCTGGATGGGTTGATAAAGGACAAAGCCGACCTGTCCGCCCCAGCGAAGAAACCTGTTGCTTCGGAAGATGATGATGAGGATGATGGTGACTTCCAACTTCCCCCTCGCCTCCAGCAGGAACTCACTTCGTGGAATGAAGAGAATTCATGGTATGGCACTGATAAGGTTCGGACTCGGGTTGCCGACTCTATCGCGCGGGAACTGCGTCAGACGGCTCAGTTTAAGAATGTTGTCGGAAAGGCTTTCCTTGATGAAGTTGCTCGCCGGACGACTGAGGAACTGGGGGATGTTGCCACACCAACCTCGAAGACCTCCGGCGGATCGCAGAACGGTTCACGCACTTCCTCTTCCTCCTCAACTTCCCGCGGAAAGTCCTACAATGACCTTCCCCAGGATGCCAAGCGCCAGTGCGACCGTGATGCCGAACGCCTTGTAGGCCCGAACAAAGCTTATAAAAAGGTCGAGGACTATCATAAGTTCTATGTGAAAGAATACTTTGGAGATGAGTCATGAGTTCTCAGATTCCCGCCGATCAGAAGTCCCCGGCTAATTCTGGCACTGGCCAGTCTGTCGGCGCAGCCAAGGGCGTTGCGGATGCAGTTAAGTCTGCCACCCGATCGGCCAAAGCCCGCCGGCCTATGAGTGTCCCTGTTCGCCGACTTGAGACCACTCATATCCCTGGCTATCATCTCCATTGGATTAAAGAACAGAATCTCCCCCAGGCCTATCAGGCCGCCTACGTCCATGTGACGGAGGATGAGGTTGAAATCAACACTCGCAACGTAGGTGTGAGTACAATCCAGGGAGCAACCTCCGACCTGTCCAACCGAGTTTCTGTCCAATATGGCGGCGATACCCTTTTCCTGATGAAGCTCGAAGAGTCTTATTATCAGGAAGATATGGCTGCCCTGGGTCAGAGGAATGCAGAGATCTGGCAGCAGATCTTCCGCGGAGAGCAGATCGCAGGGGCTGTTCAGAACAACCCTGGCGATACCTCTAATGCCTATGTTAAGGAAGCGAAAGCGAGTGGAAGTGACTTGGCCCGGGCAGCCTTGCGTTCCAACAAGCCTCTCTTCCAGCGCTCTTACAAAGAATCGAAGTAAATTTTCCTTGAGTCAGATCCGTGTCCGTGAGTCAAAACCTATGAACTTCCCTTCCAATCTGGAGAACCTAAATGGCTAATACGAGCAAGCCGGCGGGCCTAACTCCAGTCAAATACCTCAATGGTGCTGACTGGGACGGCCGCGGCAATGTGTATTCAATTGCAGCTTCCAATGCTACTATCCTCTCGCCTGGTGATCCGGTCGTCCTGACCGGTACGGCAGATGCCACGGGTAAGTACCCGCAGATCGCTCGAGCCACTCCCGGCTCGGGTCTGTGCGGTGTGCTGATCGCTGTGGGTCTGAATCCCAACGGACCTTTCGTTAACCCGAACGATCTGACGACGGTTCAGAAAGCTGCCTCCCTGGCTCCGGTGTACTATGCACTGGTCGTAGATGACCCGATGGTTATCTTCGAAGTGGAGGAAGATGCGGTGGGTGGTGCGCTGGCGATTACGTCGGTGGGCCTGAACTGCAATGTGATTTTCGCCAACCCGGCGACTGGTGTGGTTGTTTCGGCGGTACTGCTGGACAGCTCCACGGCCAACACTACCGCAACGCTGGATTGCAAGATCCTGCGCCTGGCGGATCGTGTTGACAATGCCCTGGGTACCGCTGCAAAGTGGTGGGTGACGATCAACAATCATCTGCTGGCCCCCAACAAGGCTGGCGTGTAATCTGACCCTCTAAGGAGAAATATATGGCTGGTGGTGTAATTAATACTGGCTCACACCCGAAGGCACTATGGCCTGGTGTGAAAGCCTTCTGGGGTCAGACGTACAATGAGTACCCTGACGAATATGTGGATCTGTTCGACGTTCAGACTTCGCAGCAGGCGTATGAGGAGCTGGTGCAGATCACTGGCTTTGGCCTCGCCCCGGTGAAGTCGGAAGGCGGTTCAGGTGCGTACGATACGGAAACCCAGGGTTTCACTGTGCGTTCGACCCACATCGCTTATGCGCTCGGTTACAAGGTGACTTACGAGGAACTGCAGGACAATCTGTACCCCGTGATCGCTCGGAACCGTGCGGCGGCGAACGCCTTCTCGATGCGGCAGACGATCGAAAATCTGGCAGTTGCTCCCTACAACGATGCCTTCTCGGGTTCTGTGTTTGTCTATCCTGACAACCTCCCGCTCGTTTCCGCTTCGCATGTCAACGTGACTGGTGGTACCTTCTCGAACCGCCTGACGCCAGATGCAGATCTGTCGGAAGTCGCTCTGGAAGATATCCATATCCAGATCATGCTGGCGAAGACCGACCGCGGTCTGACCATCGCGGCTCGTCCGAATAGCCTGATCGTTTCCCCTCAGGAATGGTACAACGCTAACCGTATCATGATGAGTGTGCAGCAGTCTGGCACTGCGAACAATGATGTGAACGTCCTGAAGGCGACGAATGCCTATCCGGGCGGCATCAAGATGAACCATTACCTCACGGCCTCGAAGGCGTGGTTCGTTCGCACGAACATTCCTAACGGTATGACCATGTTCTGGCGTGAGAAGCCGTCGCTGTCTCAGGACAATGACTTCGACACGAAGAACGCGAAGGCCATGTCGTATATGCGAATGAGCTTCACCTGCGGTGATCCCCGCGGTATCTTTGGTTCGAATGGTCCTTGATAGGTAGATGAGATAGGTTGGCGCGTAATAATACTTTTTATTGCGCGCCAATCATTCAATCCTAATCGCGCTCTTAATGAGCGGCTTCGGCCGCGAGGAGATTGAAGATGAGTACTGCTGTTCCGGTTCGCTACCCTCAAGGTATGACGAACGCTTTTCCCGGGGAAATCCTGAGCAAATATGGAAATCCGAACCCTTTTAACCTCCACAGGTTGGAAGATGACTTTGATTGGCTTGGCGCTACTGGCGTTAAGTACACTCTAACTTCCTCTGGTTCTATTGCTACAGCTGCCGGTGACGGCGGTCGTATCCTTCTGACTACTGGTGCGGTGTCGGGTAATCTGACTTCGATCCAGTCTGTCGTGGCAGGATTTACGCCGTCGCTGGGCAAGCGGATGTGGTATGCCGCTCGCTTCCAGATGGCGGATGTGTCTGTTCCCCTGCTCCACGCAGGTCTGATCCAGACCACGGCTACCCCTGGTACGGTTACTGACGGTATTGTGTTTGAGAAGGCGACCGCTTCGACGGTTATCACTCTCAAGCATTATGTCGGTTCGGCGGCTACGCTGAGTCTGAGTCTGTCCGGCTTCTTCACCCCGGTAGCGGGCGCGGACTTCGACCTGGGCTTCTATGTGGATGAGAAGGGATACCTCTTCGGCTACGCGAATACGGTGGCGAATGGTGGACTGTTTGGGTTTTGCCCCGACGGTGCTGCCTACCCGGTGTATCGTGGAGCTGCGATTGGTGGGGCAATTCCCACTCTCACTACCGCCAACCTGAACCCCACTCTCGGTATTACCACGCAGGCTGCGTCGGCAACTACCCTGAATGCGGACTTCATGATGGCGGCGAAGGAACGCGCTTAACCCGAAACTGGATAGGTTAGGGGAGGGAAACCTCCCCGATACCTAAGGAGGGCTAAATGGTTCCTACGGATTATGGTACCCCGCAACGACTGATCACGATGGCACTCCGGGACGCCGGAAAGATTGCCCGCGATCAAACTCCCGACTCAGAGTGGTTCCTTGAAGGAATGACTCGTCTCGCAGATATTCTTTACTTCCAGCAAACCCAAGGATTGAAGCTCTGGTTGCTGGAAGACATTACTGTTCCGATTGTTTCAGGAACTCAGGAATACACTTTCGGTCCTTCCGGATCGACGGTGATGAATAAACCTTTCAGGGTTGAGTTCGGTTACGCTACCTCAGGCACTAATCTCAACCGCCGAGAGATTACTCCGATTTCCTACAATGACTGGGCAAGGCTTTCCAACATTACCCAGGAAGGTCTTGTTACACAGTACTTTGTAGACAAGCAACTCACAAACATGAGTGTAAGTCTTTGGCTGACCCCGAACGCTGAACAGGTCAGTGATGGCGAAGTTCATCTGATTATGAGGACGAAGGCGAATCAGCTCGCTACTCTTACAGAAACGATGACCTTTCCGCCGGAATGGTATTTGGCTCTGAGGTGGGCACTGGCCTTTGACTTCTCCTCCGGCAGTCCCGCATCTGTACAACAGCGTTGTGAGGCTATGTCGGAAAGGTATCTTGAGGCTCTGAACTCTTTCGACATTGAAGATGTGCCGGTTCAGTTCCAAGTAGACCGCGGACAGACCACCGGAGGAGGCTTCAGATAATGTCTGAGGAACTTCCAAAGACTTGGCCACTTGTAACAAACCCACTTAACCGTGGAACTGTCACAACCCAGGACGCTAAGATCGTCAATGCCTATGCGGAGAAAAATCCGCAGGAGGGGACTTGGGATGTTATCAAACGACCTGGGTTGAGAAAAACTACAGGATATGATTCTCTTCCTGGCATTGCCGGTCAGGGGATCTTCACTTGGGTAACTCCCCTCACGGCGGACTTGTATAGTATTCAATTCACTTCCTTCGTCACGGCGAGGTTGTATAAGAATACTACTGACCTTGGGGCTGTGAACGCCTCGGGGACTCAGTATTGGTTTCAGCCAGTCAAGTCTGCTACTCCGACATTGTTCTTTGGAAACACTGGCGCGTATTACACTACCGACGGCACTACCATCACCGCCATCGCAGATGCGTTTTTCATCAACCTCTACGGAACCCTTGTCGGCGGAATCGCAAGTCTCAATGGCTGGATCTACGTTATGGATAGGTATGGGAATATCTATAACTCTTCCAACCTTAACGATGCTACAGTCTGGAATGCCTTAGGAGTGATTGTCGCAAATGATTCCTTCGGTAATGCAAAGTATCTCACGCGTCATCTTCAATATATCCTCGCAATTAAAGATACGAATATTGAAGTATTTGAAGACATTGGAAATCCTGCTCCCGGCTCTCCCCTCGCCAGGGTTCCTGGTGTTCGCATTCCTTATGGCTGCACTGCTACTCGTACTATCGCTTCCCTCGAGGACAAACTCTTTTGGGTAGGTAGTGGTGTTACAGGAAATTTCCTGACAAACATTGGTAACAAAGTTATCATGATGCAGGGACTTACGCCGCAACCGATTTCGAACCCTTATGTAGAAAGGTTGATCGGGGATGCGGAGAGTCTGAGCGGACAGATCATCCTCTTCAACGGGCATAGGTTCTATGTCCTCATGTCCCTTAGCCCCACAAACATTTCCACGATTGCTTATGATATTGAAGAGGGTGTGTGGGTGGAGTGGGAGTTCGCTTCCACCATAGCTATTACGGGAAGTGCCCAGTATAGTGGATTACAGTTACTGCAAAATCAGGATGGGCTGGTTTATCAGTTCGATACAACTCGCTATTATGATCAGACCACTACATTCAATGTAGACATTGTTACTCCGAATATGGACTTTGGTACATCGACGGATAAGGTCCTTGATTCGATGTATTTCCTCGGGCAGCAACAGCCTGGGTGTGTCGTGCAAGTCCGGCGGACAGACGATGACTTTAGATCGTGGTCAAACTTCCGCCCGGTCGACCTGTCCCTTAAAAAGCCCTTCATTACGAATGAAGGTACGTTCAGCCGCCGAGCTTATAACTTCCGCTACGCCGGTAACACTGCCATGCGGTTGCGCTCAGTCGGCATTAGTCTTTCAATGGGGATGTTCTGATGGCTAACATTCCTACTCAAACAGGGCGTCTAGTCGATCCTGATGGTCGAGTTATGCCAGCCTGGTGGGCGTGGCTTACCGGCCTAGCCGGCGGATATACTGGAACAGTCGACCTCGCCAAGCTTACCGGCGCAGGTACGAACGGAAGTCTCACAGTCAAGAACGGAATTATTATCTCTTATACGGCTCCGACTTAAGGAGAGGGTTTATGGGTTGGTTAGGAAAGGCTCTTAAAAAGGTTGCGAAGATTGCTCTTCCGGCGGCAGCTGCATTTATTCCTGGGGTCGGTCCTGGGGTAGCGGCGGCGCTAGGTGGGGCTGGTAAACTTAAGACTGCTCTAAGTATTGCCGGCGGAGTAGCGGGAGCAATAAAGTCCCACAAGCAAGCAAAGAATGCGAATAAGATTGGTGTGGAAGCTAATCCATTTGGACAGTATCGCCCTGGGTATGGGAATCAGCTTGCCCGCCTGATGGCTGATCCGAATGCTTTCGCGGAAGATCCTGGTTACCAGTTTATCATGAACCAAGGGCTTGACAACACCACTCGAAAGATGGCAGCATCGGGCTATGGCGGTTCGGGCTTCATGGCGACGGAACTTATGAAGTATGCTGCAGGTACGGCGGCGACTTACCGCGGACAGGAGCTTGATCGACTCGGCGGATTCGCAGGAGCTGGTATCATGCCAGCCTCGAGAGCCAGTGCAACCCAGGCCAATGATTCTTCGTTTGACCAACTGTCCTCGAGCCTGGCTTCAATCGGCTATGGTGTGGGGAGAGAAGATCCTCAGGCAGGAGGTCCCGGCGGAATGCTAGGAAAGATTGCTTATCCCTCCGCCAGCGACAACAGTTCTTGGTCCGACGACTATCTCTTAGGCCGCACTAACTAGGAGCATCCCATGGCGACTGATCTTTTTGGGTTTGCTGCTGGTATTCAACAGGCTGACCGTGACAATGCTTTCATGCGGAAGTCGGCGCTCGATGAGCGGGCGGCTGAGCTTGATATTAAAAAGGCTGAGACGGAACTTGAACAGAATGAAGCCTTCCTCCATGCGATATCTTCGGGGAAGGTAGGGCAGACTGGGGATGACGCGGATATCCCGGATACCCTTTCTAACCTTGGCCAGATTGCACTTAAGACTGGTAATATTGATAAGGGTAAGGAACTCATAACCGCCGGATCAACGATCAGGAATCAACAGAGCCTGATGAATCGGCGGGAAGCGAAGACGCAACTTGAGCATCTGAACACCTTCTCCAATATGCTGGCGGGGGTGGAAGACCAGGCTGGGTGGGATCGGGCGAATGCTCAGTATCAGATGCTCTTTGGAGAACCTTCACCTTATGCTCAATTGAAGTATACTCCAGGGATGGCAAGGGTTGTGCAGAATGCTGTGACTTCGGCAAAGGATAAAACCGCTGTTGCTGTTGGGGAAGCGAGAAGAAAACTGATCGAGGCTCAGGAAGAGACTGAGCGCAAGCGTCGGTTGCTTGTGGAGGAACAGACTAAGGTGTCGAAGCAGAGGGCAGCTAACCTTGAGAAGGTTGGAACCAAGCCTGTGCCTTCGAACTATATCAGTGCCGTTACGGATCGCCTGAAAGATGAATTTGAGAATGCAGGGGATAGGGATCTGAGGGCAATGGCATTGCCGTTGGCTGAACAGGCCTATTCTCTCGTCATGACGGATGGGCTGCCGCTGAGTCAGGCTGTTGAGAGGGTTGTCGCGGATGCCCAGGAAACAGGGGAACTCGGCGGACTGACTCCGATTAGTTCCTTCTCCGCGGGCACACACCGTGATAAGCCTCTGCCAATTCCTACGGATAAGGCTGGAAAGATTGATCCTAAGAAGATGAAGGTCAATCATTATTATCAAGTTCCTGGGACTGGCCAGACTGTGCTTTATACGAAGTCTGGAAAGTTCCTCGTCATTGAGCCGGATGAAGAACTGGACGATCCAGAAGAAGGCGTGGATGATGTAGATGTGGATGGAGAGGAAGAATAATGCCTCGCGAAATCAGTCTCATTGAACTTCAGTCTATGGCTCCGGCGGTAGAGCAGCCGGTGAAGCCTAAGAAGAAGGAACTCACCCTTGATGAGTTGAATGCTACTCTGGCTCCGAAGAAAGAAGAACCTACCTTTTGGGGTGGGGCGAAGGCGACTATTGCAGGGCAACTTGCCAAGACAGTAAAGGGAGTTCAAATTGAAGCCGCAGAGACTGATCCCGAAAATGATGATCTTCTCAAGTCCTATAATAAAGACCTGGGAGATGCACTGCGCGCTCAATCAATGGAGGCATCATCGGGAATCAAGTCTGGGCCAGCTACACGGCGGGTTAACGCCCTTCGCAAGCTTATCACTGAAACACAGGCTCGCATCGACAAGAGGAATGCAGCGCCTAAGGTTAAAGAGAGGGTTTCCGAACTCCAGAATACGATTCGCATAATCAATGAGGATATTGCGGAGAAGACTCCACAGGATATGGGGTTCTGGAAGTCGTCTGCTTTTAATGCAGTGACTTCAATTGGGACAATGGCTCCGGCGTTGGCAGGAGGTATTCTCACCGGCGGTGCGGCAATTCCTCTTACCGCGATCGGCCTTCAGACTTACGCTTCATCCTATGCGGATAATCGGACGAAGGGACTTGATAAACAAAAGTCTGGGCAACTGGCAGCGATTGATGGATTGACTGAATCGTTGACTGAGCTTCTTCCGACCTCCCGCCTGATCAAAGCTCCTGGGTTGTTGAAGAAATTCCTCGAGGCCACTATCGCGGATGTGCCGGGGGAAGTGCTGGCGAACTACATCCAGAACGCTACTGCGGCTGTTGCGGACCTGGGAACAAATCCTTCGGATGAAGATGTAAAGAAGGCTCTTCAGGATTCTGCTAGGAAGTCCACGAAGGAGATTGGGACTACCGCCGCCTCGACTATGATGGCAGGTGGAGCCTTGGCCGGAACTGTAGCTGCCGCACAGGCGGGTGGGAAGAAAAAGGAAGAGCCTGTCCCGCCGAATAAGGAGCCGCCGAAGCAAGAGACTCCTCCTCCCCAAGAACCCCAGAAGAAAAAGCCTCACTTCAAATCCCCCGCCGAGGCCAAGGCTGCAATGGAAGCAAAGCTCCCTGAGGGGGCTGATCCTGTTGTAGATAAAGAATTTGCGGAGTTGGATGAATTGCTTGCGCAGCCGCTGGCGGATAAGGCTGGCGCGGAAGTGGTGGACTTTGCTGCTGCAAAAGAAGCGCGGAAATCCCCTGAGCAAAAGCTTAAAGATCTCGATGCGGCTTGGGTGGCTGGAGATATTTCCTCCGAAGAGCATACCCAAAAGCGGTCTGACTTGCATGTAGAAGAATTGACTGCGATCCGTGATCAGGCACTGGAATCGAACAAAAAACAAAATGCTCATAACAGGTCAACGATTCAAAATCTGCGGACTGATCTAGCTGAGGCTGCTAGGTCTCGGGGATTGCCGGAAACCCTTGTAAATAAACTTGATGCCCCACTGCTTGACGAACTAAACAAAGTCGATGGCCCGGCGGTTCAGCAGAAACAGCAGGCCGAAATCCTTAAGATGGTGAGTGAGGAATCTGCTCGTGCTAAAAGAGCAGGTTTTAAACTTATCTATCCTGAAACAACTTCAGATAAGATTCCAGCCCTCTCTCCCTCCGACAAGCGCCAGCAAACCTCCACTAAAATGTCGATGCACCTTTATAAGATGCACGACACGATTCAGCCGATGTGGGAGTTCCTGGCGAATAAGGCATCGGATATTGCGCACAACGCAAAGGCACTTGGGAAGAAGGGTTTCCATGCCCGCACGGCTAGTGCTCATGCCATCATCGACCGGATGCTTAAGTATGCCGATGGTCCTTACAAGGACTTGATGAAGAAACTGAAAGAATACACGCCGGAAGATCTGCCAATTCATTTCCAGTGGGTAGATAAAGGTGAGGGGCTGGTTACTGTCGATGGAAAGACCATGCCATCCAACTGGGGTGGGGTGTATGACTCTACTAACGACTCTATTGTGATGAAGGTGAATGAGGAGGCTTTCAAGTCTCCCGAATTCACGAAGAATGTGATGCATGAACTCTGGCATGCGATTACCTATAAGTATCTACTCGAACATCCAAATAGTCCGATAACGAAAAGACTGGAGTTGCTGTGGAAGGAAGCTGTTAAGGCTACTGATGAACTGCAGAAAGAACTTCGCGACTCAGGAATGTCGAATGAAGCAGTTGATGAGTTGCTGGGGGGAGTGCTGACGATAGGAGAGAACGGTGAAGTTGGAACCACCGCCTGGATGTATGGGTTCACCAACGTTGCTGAGATGATCGCGGAAGCCCATACGAATCCAGTGTTCATGCACACACTGGCGAAGGCATCTCCGCGGGCGAAAGGCCTTTGGCAGAAACTCGTTTCGATCTTCCATGAAACTGTAGGGCAGATTGCAAAGGCCCTTGGGTTTAGTGAAAGGGAAGCAGGGCTGTTGCATCAGATCTTCGAAGCGACGGAAGAGCTGGCGTTTGCACAACATCTGGAAAGGGGTGTGGCGAAGGAAGTTGGGAAGGGGAAGAAGGTTGCGGGAGCCGAGACCTCCGATCGTACTTCGGAAACCCCTTACAATCGCCAAGGCCAGCTCAAAACCAAGCCCTCTGTCGCAACGGCGGTAGCCCTCCTCACCAAGGCTACTTCCAAAATCCCCGGCATTCCCACTCTCACAAAGAAGGTAGATGAGTACCTCCGGGAAGCTCGCCGGAATGTCGCGCCGGAAACCCTTGGGCCTAAGGCAACTCAATCTGCTGCGATCCTTTCTAAGTGGATCGTCAACCAGATGAAGAATGATGCTTCATATCATCATCAGTCCAAGACCCGGCGAGACTTTTGGGAGAAGACTGCCGAACATGCAAGGGCCTTTATTAAAGCCTTCGAAGGTGGATGGGTTCCTAAGGACCCTAAGTTCCGCGAGATAGCTGAAGCCTATCGCCAGTGGAATAATGATATCATGCAGTCGGACCTAGCCAAAGGCATCGAGTACGATGCGCATGATAACTATCTCTATCATGTGTTTAAAGAGAAAGATAAACTCGCCGACTACATGCAGAGGAAGTTTGGGCAGAAATGGGGTGATCCGAGGTTTATGAAGGATCGCTCTTACGACATGTATGAGGAGGCGATCAAGGCTGGCTTCACTCCAGAGTTCACTAATCCTGAAGATATCATGCTTGCCCGCCAGCACTCTTCCGAAATCGCGCATATGAAGATTGCGACGCTGGAAGAGTTGAAGGAATCGGGACTGGCGT